AGAAGTACACACTGAGAAAAAGCAGAATCGCCAATATTTGTTATACTGCTCGGGATGAGTATGCTAACAAGTGACGAGCAATAACCAAAAGCAGCTTTGCCAATATTTGTTATGCTGCTCGGGATAAATACGCTAACAAGTGACGAACAATAAGAAAAAGAATAATCACTAATACTAGTACCACCACTTAGCATATCTTCGGTGACTGTTGTTATTGATCTATCTATCAGTTTATTAAAAGTAACATAATCTTCAATTTTGTTATTTCTGTTTAAGATTATTTGGCTCATAAAATCACCTTATAGCAATCAAAGATATAGGTAGGTCAATTGTAGGCTTACTTTCTAAGCAAGTAGCTGTAATCGAGTCATTTGAAGTAACCATTTTAGAAACATATGCCCAATTAGTCATTTGATTTTGTGCAGTTGTTGTATCGTCACTTAACACAATATCACCAAAAGCTTTGTCAGTACTCAAAATCCCAGAAACATTTACTGTTTGAGTATATGGTGCCGAACTACCATTCCATCCAGATGCAAGTAATGTAGCACTATACGTTGAAACGCTAGCTTTAGTCCCAAGTGCATTTGTAACTGCATTTTGCGACATGGCTTCAGTAGTTGATGATCCTGTAGTTTGTAACACCCCAGGAATGTTTACGTTTACTTTATTGTTCGAATCCGGTGTGATCTCTATCCCATTAACACTAACCCCTTGAATACCTGCTTGACCGTTTATGACAGTGTTAATAGTTTGATCGATAACTGATCCTTTGTATGTTGATTGATAATCTGCCATTTTAATACCTCTTTTGTATTTAAATTTATAATTTTATATAATACATATAGCACGACTTGTCGTGGGTTCATCGACTTTTGATTACCCGAAGTTTTCGGAGAAAGCCTGGTGATGAAACATGTTTGATTTAATCAAAGATATCCTGGACATTATCTTAAAGATTATCCAGATATTAAAATTAATAAAACGTCCACGAGTGAAGCGTGGGCGTCGTAATAAAAAATACTAAAATACGATGAACTCGCGAACGAGTCGTGCTTTCATTATACACATTTGCAAAAAGTTGTCAAGATTTTATCCTTCATTTATTACCATAAACTTTTTATTGTCAGCATCGACAAACTGCTTATATTGTGTGGGATCATTTTCATCTTGAACCAAAAAGCCCTCATAATTAGATTGCAACTCTAAGAAAGCATATTTAAGTATTGCTTCTAATCTTGATTGAGGTACTAAATCTCTTAAAAACTCTCTGTCTGGTGTATAAGCACCATTTTTCAAGTATGGTTTTAACCAATCTGGTATTTGCATATTACACCTCGTATATATAAAATATATACATAGTATATACTATGTATATGCTGTAAATAAGAAAATAGCCGCTTATTGTGGCGAATAAGCGACTAGAAAACTTGTTTGTCAAAATGGACTAACCACTATGCGGTGTCGTGCTTTTATTATACTCTAAAAAGATAAATTGTCAAGGTGTATAAGCTAATACTTTAACTTTAATTTTCCCATCAGGAATAGAATCAACCCCTGAAATCGTTTGTTTAAATGTTAAATCATAAGTTGTATCTACTACTGTATTAGTAACTGACATCGTCCAAGATCCACTACTAACAATAGCAGTATTAGCGCTTATAGTGCCTGAAGGATCAAACATAGCAGTTACTGTAGCACCATCAGTTCCAGTTCCAACAATAACTAATTCGCTGCTACTGTTTTGTGGCGCTTGCATGTCACTTGATACTTGAACGCCACCTATTGTTGTAACACTAGGATTGCTAGGTAACAATTTCACTTTAAACATATGAGTAGTTACTGAATCAACGCCAGAAGCGGTTTGCTTTAACGCAAAATTATATGTGTTATTAATATTCAAACCTGTTATTGACATAGTCCATGAACCATCTGATGAAACCGTAGTAGTATTTCCCCCGATAGTACCAGCATTTTCAAAAATTGCAGTTATGGTAGCACCAACAACACCGCCATTACCAGTTATTATTAAACTTTTTGATATCGTTGTCATTACCTCAACACCTGGGTAATACCCATTCATATCAACTCCACCTATTGTACTAACATAAGGTACAATTGTTGGAGCAGCAGTCCATGTATAAGTAATAACACCACCAGTATTAGTCACAGTTACATATCCTACTTCACCTTGTCCAATACCATTAATTGTCATATTGCTTTTTAATACTTCGTCTCCAGAACCGCCAATACTTCCAAGGTAAACACTAGCATCTCTTCTAACACCTATAAACTGATTGGCAGTCCCAAACATGGTTTCATTTTTGTTAAATCTAATGTACTCTGTTTGAGTTTGTGAACCTGTAGGCATGGTTCTTAGCATCAAGTTATAGTATTCTTGAATTTTATTGTCCTTCTGATAGTCCATTTCTATTTCCGTAGAAATATCATAAGCCTTTAAAAGCTTAGTTTTTGTAGTTTCACAAACATATTGGACTTCATCAGTATCGGGATCAAATTCTTCAGTTAAATCCTGAGTATTGCAGATCAAGCTCCAAACTCTATTTGTTTTAGAAAAAGGCATCGAAACATTTAATAAGTGTCCTAAGGTCGCTCTTAATTCAGCTACAGCCATTTGTAATCCTCCTATATTATATTGCAACATCCACAAGAGGAATGATGCAAAATTTTTGATGTTAAATTATAAACCACGCCATTTATAAGACGAGGTCTCAAATATTCTCTAAGGGTTTCAAGTAAAAATGCATTAAATGTTTTAGGATCCGAAAATTTCTTAATTACCCCTTCAGAGTAACCATAACGAACTTCTGCTAATCCTGATTTTTCAGATAATACATTACTTGAATTGTTTCCTGAAGCTGTCGATACAATATTATTATAAATTTTATCATAATCATCGTACTTTTCAGCTAAATCACAGGCACATTTTTTGATAATTTCTACAAGTTCTCCAGGATAATTATTTATAGTTAAATCAGTAACTCTTGTCATAGTTTCATCAGTAATCAAATTACAAGCTTTAAAAGCTTGTTTATTGAACTGAGATTCTGTCAACTTATCACCTAAATAAACAGTAGCATAAAACTGATAATCAACAAACATATACTGTCCTCAAGAAATAATATAAAATCCAGATCCACCAATTTCCATATTGAATGTACTACTTGGTGCTGAACTTGCATCTACAGTCATTCTACCATTAACACGTTCAATCTGAATGTTTGAAGTCCCAGGAATAGTATGCATAGTAATAGTAGGATCATATAAAACATTGTCACTAAGATTAAATGCATTTAAAGTTATAGCACACTCTGCAGAATTTGTAGAAGTAAAAGGTAGACTGCTTATTTGATAAGATCCTACTCCACGAGAAGTAACTGTCAAATCCATATAAAAGTTAATATAACACAATTTATCTATTAAATAATAAGAACCGCTTATTGTACCTGTATAATTTGGATCAGTAGGGGTAGTCCCAACACAAACCAAGGACGGCACAAAAGAGCCTGCCGTGAAAAACGAAGCTGTAGAAATATTTACCTTGTTGGAAGAATCGGGAGTGATATCAACACCGTTTAATTTCACGCCTTGAATACCACTAGTACCATTCAAAACCGTTGTTACAACGGTATCAATCTCTTGCCCCGAATGTGAAGATTGATAATCTGCCATAAATCCCCCTTTTGTACAAAGTTTTAGATTTTTGTATAATAAAGAGGCAGGATGTCCAAGGCGGTTAGTCACTCTCCCAAAAGGAGGTGATGAATATGAATATGGACCTATTATTAGTAGTAATACTTTTTATAGTGATCTATAAAATCATAAAAAAATAACTGCCTAAGGTGTGAGAATTAGGCAATCATATTAAAAATGCATCTTAAGGACTAGCCGCAATTGCGGTATCCTGCTTTTATTATACCTTTTTGCTAAAAGTTGTCAATACTAGTCCAAAGTTACAGAAACAGCAACATTCGAATTAGTAACAGAGACCTGATCTTTTTTGTAAATTGTACCATTTGAATTGTATACAGTATACAGGTATGTCTGGTTTGGCTGAGAAACAAAAGATGCTTCACCACTTGCGTTTGTCTTAGCAGTCATGCCACCAAATTTAACTTTGATGTTTTCAACAGGTGCCGATGTACCATCAACAACAGTGAAAGTAACTGTGTAAGTTGTAGCTTGTGGATCGGCAGCAATAATAGCAAACGGGAATCTTGAACCTGTTTGATTCAATATATTGATTGGGTTTGGAATAGCAAAGCCAATTCTCCATTTAGCACGCATAACCTGACTGTCTTCATCAAACATTGAGTGTAACCCGTCAGACATATTCGTGGCTGCATCCGCTGAAATACGGACTGACATATCTTCACGTACAGAGTACAAAGCTTGTTGGAAATCACCAACTATCAATAACGCTCTGCTGTCATCCCATGCACCGTTGTCAAGATAATATTTGTCTAAAGCTTCAATGAATGGGAACCAGATTGGCTGTCCAATACTGTCAACATTCATTCTAAATTTAGCTTTCATTCCTACACCGGCAACTAATGCTGTTGGATTGTAGCCACTTTGTTCAACTAAACTAAGAGCGTTGTTAATATCATTGTTTATATTAGTCGTCTGCTGTACAACAGCTCCTGCCTGATAACATGCAGTAACTATATCTGATCTAAATCTACGTGGTTTATCAATACCCATAAACACAGCTTGGTCGAACGCTTTACCGTAAACTTCAGAAAGCCTCGGCAAAATTTCTCCCCACATATCGTATGCAGCATCTTCACGTACGTTATCAGGAATAATAACACGTGCAGCATATTCTTCTGCATACATTTCAACCATTTCCCAAGCCTGTGCAGTTAATGGCTTAATAGCATTATCAGAATTTAGCCATCCACCTTGCGGAAGCATCGAAAGAGCAGGCATTAATAGCTCATCTCTTAACATGTTTCTTGTTCTTCTAAAAATTCTAAGTGCTACAGAATATCTCAAAGCACCCTGTATAATTTCTCGCGATATTTCTGGGGGTATAAGTGCTTGTGCTGAAGTACGATTAATAAAATCTGCCATTTTAATCTCCTTTAAATACTAGAAATTTTTCCTCTAAAAAAGTCATTCATCTTTGAATGATTAGATTGTGTAATAGGTTTGTTTTCAAAAGTGGGGGAAGTATTGAATTGAACTTTAGAATTACCTCTTAAAAACTGTGGATGTTCTTTTTTGTATTTTTTTAACGCATCTTCAAATTTCTCATTTTCTTTTAAATGAGTTCCGACATCGTGAGTAACAAAATCAACGAATTGATCGTCAAATCCTTCCGAAAAGACATTTAACTTTCTTCCATTGTTCCTTTGGTCTTCAAGTTCTTTCAAAACACTACGATGATTTTTAAGTGTTTCTTTGATCGAATCGAAAGAATCGGCGCCTAAATCTTTAAGTATTCGTTTTTCAGTGTTGCGGATAATACGTTCCTCACGTGCTTTTCTATAGTCGAATTTAGTATCTTCTTTTATTTGCTCAATAGTGTTCTCATCATTAGTAGGTAATTCTTTTTCTTCAATATTACTATCCATAAAATCCTCCGCTGTTAATAGGCCAGCTCCTAAAATATATGCTGTTTAACGAGCGCATAACTCATAAACTGTTTTAACGAGATTAGCCAGTTCCTCGATTGTAAAAAGATTGAAAGTTTTGTAGAATAAATAAGCATGATTCGTATCGTGGGTTCATCAACTTTCAATTACCCTCTGTTTGAGGAGAAAGTGGGTGGTCAAATGATTGATCTTCTTTGGTTTTTATTTGCTGTATTCAAATTTGCTTACAATGAATGGAAACAATATAGAAATCGACGCCCACGAAGGAAGCGTGGTCGTCGAAAGAAACGTTAACTAATTCTTAGATGAACTCGCGAACGAGTCGTGCACCAAAGTTTGAAATGGACTAGCCGCTTTTGCGGTATCCTGCACCGATTATACAGCAAATAATGAGTTTGTCAACTAGTATTACTACTAATTGAATTTTGATCGCTTGGAATGTTTTTATCAACGATCATTCGTCTAGCCTGTTCTAGTGATTCATTATACCAAATAGACCTATACTCAGCTAAAGACATTGCACCCATTTCAACATCTTTTCTATCCTGTTCACGTTTAGTAGAATCAGATTCAATTACACTATCGTCAAAGTCTACATAAATGTCACCATCAATATTTTCGGAAAAAATAGTTTTTGAAATAAATGTAGTTCAAGGATGGAATATAGATGGAAAGTCTCCAACAAAATTTATTCAAAATATATGT